TGAGAGATTGCTCATGGCCTGGTCTGTCTGTTGAGCGTTACGCTCCTTCATCATTTCCATCTTATGCTCATCTACGTGATCCTGAATGATTTGCTGAGCATCAGGAGTGAGAAGTTCATATTCCTGAGTCTTTTGATACGCTTGATGTTCTGCGACATGAACATCATGATTATCAAACGGATTGATCGTTACGCGGTAAACCGCTGGCTGACCGGAAGCTGGATCAATTTGCGGTTCGCCAGTCATAGGATCGCGTTGAACTTCTTGCTTATAAGCTGGCTGCAAACTTGGCATTCCAGTCATAGGATCAGTCTGTTGCGGAACCTTACTATCAATACGGTAGAGAGGCTGTCCTTGCGACATGATGACGTTTTCACGCTGAGCATGACGAACGTCCAACTGAAGTTCGTCATACATCTTATTCGTTTCATTCATCTGCAAGTACTTCAAAGCCTTATTGGGGTCAATTGCACCCATCTTCATGAGTTCAATAAGGAAAGCTTGCTTTGCGGCCTGACTTCTCGGTGCCATACTTCCCGGTTCAACCCGGAAATCCATCAATGGCTTCAAATCTGACTTTTTGAACTGTCGAGTCTCTAGAAATTGATTTTTACTTGTCATATTGACGACACGGTCGGTCGGCCAAAAATCATAGACAAGCGAAAGTACTTGAAGTCCAGTTTCTTGAACCGCCGCTTCCAATGAAGCAACGGTTGAATACATAATGGTGTCGTTTTCCTCTTGAAGATATGCAATAGCCGACGCCGCTTCAACTCCAGGAGGCGTTCGACCCTTTGTAATCTCATACTGACTGGAAACATCATCCATATCACGGACGGTAATTTCCAATTCATTTGTAACACTAGGAGGAAGCTCCGGCTGATCCAATGCCTTTGGGAAGTCAAAACCCAATTGGACAGCAAGTAGAAGTCCTGGTTTACTGGTAAATTTCTTAGGATCGATTGATCCTGTGATATATCCCCACTGAGGTTTTCCTGCAAGGTTCCTGTTCTCCAACATTACAGAACGAGTACGGTTATATTCCTTCTGCAATGGGATAAGAGACTTGATAGCCGACTCTCCATAGAACATACCTGTAGGGATATGGTCGATTTTTGCAAACGGGAAGCGACCATGAGACAACGGGTATTCGAAAGAATAGTTTTGAAGACCACCAAATTCAGATTCTAATTCTTGAAGTGGTGATGGACCGTTACTATTGGGTACTAAAACTCCATCCACTCGACTATTTGGTGGGCCGTTAGTATTTGGCTTCTGAGAAATTGGTAGCATGCCTGGAAGTTGCGGCTGCATAGGATTCATTTGGTCTTCAGGATGAGTTTCAAGATCCTTTTGTGGTTCGTATACGTAAATAACTCGGTTTTCACTCGTTACGAACATCGCGCCATTAGAAAATTCCCTACAGGGCTTCACCCAGTTCTCTTTGATGTAACACAGTTTAGTATTCTTATTTTCGTTCTGCTTAATACCAAGTGCAGAAAGATAGCGGCTTTCAAGGATTGTACTGGCCGAAGTTTCTGGTTTCAGATCGACTTGGTATGAGTTCCAAGCAGATTCAGGATCCATAGCCCTAGCATGAATAAAATAGGGCTGAGCCTGGACGTCCACCACCTGTAGGTTCGGCACAAAGGCTTGAAAGGCTGGAACTGCCTCAAAATCAATACGTCCTGGCTGCCCGTCAATATCTAGCTTGTTCTCATCATAATAATTCTTCAAGAAGGCCGTTCCGCATACAACGGCCCAGAAAGTAGCTTCCATCCTTTTTAGATTGAAATACTTCGTACGAATAATATGCTCAGTAATAGCATCTCCGGCCATTGCCGCTAAGCGATCTTCTTCCTCTGTAGAAGCTGGCACACAATACCATTGCGGCTCTTCTTTCGAGAGCTTTGTAACCTCTGTACGAATAATCCTCAAGATTCGGTTAGCAGTGTGTCTTACACGCCAACGGTCCTGTGACGGCTGTTCAGCATATTGGAATCCGCCGCCCGGAGCTTTTGTGAAGACAATCCACTGCCGGCCTGCATAGAACGCTAAATTCTGTGTCCATTGCTTTTCAAAATTAAGACGCGCTTCTTGACAGGCTTTCAGCTTGTTATTCCACTTTTCAACTAAGTTTTTATCAGCAGTACCAGTAGCAGCAAGTAACTCAACCATTTCATCCCTCTTAATTTTTTCTTTAAATTAGCTCTTCTGTTCGGCTTCCTTCGTAGCCTTTTCAGCTGCCTTATCTCGTTCCTCAACAGTCTTCAGACGCTCTTCAACAGTAGAGACTGCAACGGAAGGATCGACATAAAGGTCTTCTGGAACGTTGCGAACGTAAGCATTATCAGGGCGCTCAAGGTTACTCTTCAACGCATAGAAGGGTGCCCCACCAAACTTTGCGACAACAGCACGAAGCTCTTCTTCAGAAATTTCTTCACGAAGATACGCGTAGTAAGCGTCTTCGGCCGTTTTGATAGTTGTGGCAGGAAGATCAAAACGAGGGTCTTCCTGAACCTTCTTCAAGTCGTCAGCTGAAACTTTGACTTTAACTTCAGGAGAAGTAGTCTTCTCCTTCTCTTCAGTAGCTGTAGTAGTAGCTGTGTTAGTTGCCACTTTCCTCTCCCATAATTTCAGGTTGTTCAATTTTCTCTGGAGTAAAGATCTCCGGGAACGTGATAGGTTCTAGATCTTCGTCACTATCTTCTTCTAAAACTTCTGGTGCCTCCCAATTATCTGGAAAATTAGCTTGATCCAAACTTGATCGAGATTCCCCCCTCTGACTCATCTGGATTACTGTCATCAACTGGGTTTGCATCCCCTGAATCTGAAGATTCTGATTCTGAATCGTTTGATTCTGCGTCTTGATCGTTTCCGTCTGTGCCAGAATCAACTGATGTGCTGCCTTCAATTGATCCTGTAGATTCAAATCTTCTGTCGTCATGTTGTCTTGCCCATTCATAAGTAGGTTCAGCACCTTGCCATTTCTCATGTTCTTTACGGAACTGACTGATCAGTCGTCCAACATCCATAGTCATTGATACATAGCATTCATTACAAAGATAGACAGCTACACTATCAGTATCAAGAAAGTGGTCAATAGAGAAGCCTAGATCAACGTACCATTCTCTACGGCCATCTCCAACTCCACATTGAATACAAACATATGGAATAAAAATAGGTTTTTCCATTACTACAAACGGTTTAGCCATAACTCTTCTCCAATAGAGCTTTACCACTCAATTCCTAATTGTTCATCAAAATTACGAATAGAAGGGTTAGAGAACATCAGTTCATAGTCAAAGTTGCGTTCTCCAGCTTCCGGCAAGTTAAGCACGTTCCCTACAGGGGTGTCAACTTCATCGGGATAGGCCGGCCTTGACATCACGCCATACCTTAGTGCGTCCATACAATGATCGTTACGTTTTAGAGGGGTCTCCTTTTTGTTCCTTCTGACTTCAATTTTAGTTGAGGCGTAGCGATCCCATCGGTAATTATTAATCTCTCTGAGGGTATGTTGGCATCGGCGAGATATAAAAAGGAGTCGTTTGGCAAATCGGTTTTGAACTCTAGCAATTCCCCCTCGCACGTCATTATTGCCAAGTGCAATTGGGACACCGTGTTCGACGTACTCTGTTTGGATAGATGTTCTAGTAATGGCGCTAGTGTTCTGTATTGACGGATCACCAACGACATAGGACGGCTGAATCTTTAGAGTTCTAATTCTATCTCTATAGAGAGCAGCGTTTTCTCTAACAATGTTCTGAATTTGATAGAGTTCATCATAGACGATGATACGCCCATCATTATCAAAGCAACAAAAAAGAAATACTGTGGGATTGGCGAATCCATGGTCCATACAGACAAAGTGACCCCATTGTCGCCTGTAAATATCAAAGTCATCTTCTAAGATGTCCTCTATAACATTTCCGCCTTCATCTGCTGGAACCGGTTTAAAGGAACCAGAATAGACAAGACCAGTATGGGTAATGAACGTTCCGGCCCGGCGAGCTTCCTTTTCTTCAGCTGAAAGTCCTCTGGTAACACGATTCAATGCATCCAAAGAGATATGGGGGTTCTCAATAGTGTCAATCTCTTGGACCTCAATCGACTTGTCACCCTCACGCCAAGGATCATAGATCTTATCCTTCACCCAAGTCAATTCGATAAGAGGCGTCATAGTAATCCAGTAAGACCCGTCCGTATCCATAAGACGCATAAGACATTCGTTAAAGATATCCTCAGGCGGTTCTTCATCGAACCATGTAAAATGACGACTTGTTCCGGCAAATTTTCCTACGTCCTGTTCATAGGACATGAACTCCAGGAAGGAGCCGTTAGTCAAAGAGAGAGTTCTAGATAATTTATCATAAGAATCTTCCCAAGACCCATTCTTTAGAAACCCAGCTGGAAGCCAACGACGTACTTCCGGGAACGAGATTTTCTTAATTCCCTCTTCAATGTCTACAGAAACAGCACGGCCGCGGACCGGCGGTATTGGTATGTCCTTCCTGTAGGGATGAAGACCTGTCAGCCACATGACTGTTTCAGTAGCTCCGAAGACGCTCTTTCCTGAACGGTTACCACCAATAAAAAGTTTTTCTTTAGAGGTTGACCGATGGAGTTTTTCCTGTAACGGATGAGGTTTGTACGCAGAAAGTCCAGGAGAAATGCTTGCTTGACGAAGACTAGTTTCTGCTAAAAGTAGAACTTCATCTAAGCTGATAGTCTCTTGTTTACGACTTGGCATAAATTTTAGACCTACAGAGGGGGCCCTCCACAATTACATCCTTCAACACAACAGGTCGGTCTAGTATCCTCATCATCAAACCTATCATGTAAAATAGATCCATGTTCACATTCTCTATTTGGACACATCCACCACCCCGTTTTGGAACTTTCTGAACACATTATTAGAATTAAACTGACTTATTAGGAATCGTATTCTCCAGGGTCAAATGACGGGGCCGGCGGTTGGGGCACTTCCATTCCAGTATCTATCAAGAGAGTAGCTAACTTGTAGATGTATTGTCTCTGCTCTAGAAGTAGTTTCCTGAGAGCTTCAGTCTCTGCAATTAAAGAATTAATTTCATCTGTAAGGTCTTCAATCTCTTGACGCGTTACCTTGCGTTCACGACGGCGAACTTCATGAATAGTAATATAAATACCACCAGCAGCCGCTATGATTGAAGCTATTCCTACTGAAGAGAACGCAACCAGTTACATGCCGCCTCACGAGTGTAGCGCCCGTAAATTCCGTCAACACGCTTCCTGTAATATTCCCCATCTAGCAAGTCATTCTGGAGTTCAGCTACAGAATTATGACAGATCGGCCCGTAGATCCCGTCGTTCCTAGCCTTGTAGTACCCGTAATAAGCTAGGAACTCAATCAATTCAAAGACAAGAACGTTTCCAATCTCTGAAGAGTACGAAAAAGGTTCTGGCAGAGTACAGTGGAATTGTGAAGAAGTTTTTGGTAGCTTGTTATCCCAGATATCCCATGTGCTACCGTTCACTTCAGTAGCTTGTGGCCAACGAGCTAGTACGAGTTCCCTACAGGAAAGCAAGTTGTTGAGAAGCAAGTCGGTAGGTGGTTCTTCCTTACCAACTAAAACTAGAACGGCTACATGAGTACTGTTCATAGGAATGTTGGAATGAGCAGCAGACTTGTTACAAAGACCACGTAGACAGAAGACTCCATCAACATTCCCGGCAACGCCTAGATTGTAAGGGATATCTCCAAAACCCTTTTGAGTAAACGCTTGAACTCTTTCCGAATTGAAGATCGACTGTGGGTTGATTTCAACGTATACAGCTGAGCTGTCAGGTGTAAAAAGAGAGATTCCCTTAACTTCCAAGTTCCTGAAATACGGAGTCCCAGTAAAATCTTCGGCTCCAGTCACGATTTTAGGAACTACAGGAGTCCATTGGCTTCTGGAGATAATTTTCATCTGTACTCCTATAACTCTTTAAGAGTTATCTTCACCTTAACGGGACTGTGCTTCGATAACTTTACGGACGGAAGGACTATTTCGGATCTCTGCGGCTACTCGATTGATAACTTCACTGCTGACGTGTTGAGCTAAGATTTCCATAACAGCCGTCAGGACGATTGAGACCATCTGAACGGCCGATTGCGTTTCAGGACGGTAGATATTCTTCAATTCATTGTAGTACTTAATTGCTTGAAGATCTCCGTTCTGAATACTTCTGGCTAAAGCTAGTTTTGCATCATTCTTGACATCATTATCGAAAACTTCATCAAGACGGGTCTGGAAGTAATCAAAATGTCTCTTTCTCCTCAGGAGACTTTGCCATTCTTTAGTTGTTAAGCCGGCTTCCTTAAGCTTCGCTGGGATTGTTCTCTTGTCAAGATGATTTACTATTAAGCTGACGGCCCAGGCAAATTTAGGATCAATGTAGTTCTCAACTGTATTATAGGGCTTGATTCCTCTATTTTGAAGAGCGTCAGCGACTGAGTCGAGTGTACTGTTCCAGCCTTTAAGAAAGTTAGGTCTTTCTGGGTGGTTTCTGAAATGTTCATGAAGGACGTGTACGTCTGGAAGACGCTTGTTCTCGTAATAATAGACTTCAATAAATGTAAGAAGATCAGCACGGAAAGGATTATCGTAATGTGTTTTAGGACTGAATTTCACATCATAAAAAGCAGGCCGACTACCGTTACGGTTAAAAGAGATAGAAGGAAGATTACTAGAAATTCTGTGTCGTCCATCTGAATTATTTTTTTCTAGATCACTTTGAAGAGAATTATCAAAACTGCTAGAAGGATCACTCCCAGAATCACGTACAGGGCTGTCGTTGTCATTTTCTGCCTCTCCCTGTTTATGGAACGCATTAATGCTGTCTATGAACTCTTGAGCTTCGGCAATAGTTTTAGAAAAGTCCTTCACAGACTTTACCCCTTTATTTAGATTTCTAGAATAAATATTTAAGAAAAAAGTTAATACTTGTTAATACTGTTGGATTCTTCGTACGGAACTTTGGGAATCCTCAAAAATATCAAGTGTAAAAGTATTTCTCCTGGCGCCTTCTCCGTATACGAGACTAAGCTCTTACGAGTCAGATACGTTATGAGCCCTTATATTGTCTTCAATACCTTAGAACATGAGGCATCGCGCTTGAGGAGATATAGGAGAGTAGCGCTCAAATGGAGGGAAAGTCAAATTTCAGAAAAATGGATTGTTACTCAAATGGAAAGGAATTCATTAGCAGGAGAACGCTAAAGAAAATCAAAGATTCCCTTTGTCGCATAATCGGGGATCAATTCGTTTGCGCTGACAATAATTGCGAACCGCAAAGGTTGCCCTTCAAATCTTTGAGGGGGTCAATGAAATTAAGAACCATGTTTCATGTTATTTGCGTAACACAACTAACCTTCACTTGTTCACATGAACGCACGGGGTATTACGGATTCACAAGTAGCCCGAGCCTGATAGTCTGTACTCAGTGGCGAGAGAGAAAGCCACGAGAGAGAAAGGAAAGAAATGTTCTACGTTGTGAATAAGCGCAAGGGGTTTGTTACCCATCAGAGTAAGGACTTCCGGTCCTGTGAGGATTACGTCAACAATGTGGCGTGGCAGGGGTTTGGAAGTTGGGAAGACTTCGAGATTGCTGAGAACGCTACCGAGCGTGACGATATCCTCCGCAGTCTGAAGAGGAAGTAAGTTCACGTCCTGGTCATGACATTAAACTGACCGCAACACAAACAAGAAAGGAAATGAAATGGATACTGAGAACTTGATTCTCATCACGGGAGATATTGATTCACTGTTCGAGTCAATGTTCGATATCACACACACTGAGGATTGGAAGAACTTTCCGGTCGAGTACCAGATTACGTTTCGTGATTTAGTCGAGCAGTACTACGCTGCTGCTTGCATCATCCGAGAGAAATTCGATAGTGATGTTTGGAAGGGTCATGCCAACGGCACTGTTGATCCGAGTGTGACATCAGTGCGTAAGCAGCGTGAAGGTGACAAGCCAGGCAAGAAAGCCGAGCCTGTCACTGCTGCCAGTCTTCTTAAGAAGCGACTCTCTAAGTAAGGAAGTGCAAGTGATTATCATTCTGCTACTTCTTCTATGGCTAGGGTATTATCTCTCACGAGATAAGATCCGTGATCTAGTAGATCGGGAATGGTGGAAGTGAGAAACGGGAGGGGAATCTTTCAACCGAAGGGTTCCCCTCCCACTCTCTCGACGGAGGTTTAGCCTTAGCCTTGCTAAAGGCTAGTCGCGATTTCCCACTCGTTAATTCAATTATTTAATGTGCCATTATCTGTACCAAAATAAACCTCGGCGGCCATTCTTTGGGACTCACCTACAGGCCGGCTTGTAGTGTTTTTGAATGAATAACTCACTTATCCACAACGCAGAATTTGAGAAAGGTGATAGAATAATTGCACTTATTTTTCCGGAGATTGAGGTAGATTGACGGGTATCAGGGCGAAGCGTAGCGCCGAATAGGCGCGAGCGCATTCGCCCATTTTCATTTATCAATTTTAACGAATAATACCACCTTCCTACTAAATTTTTTACTTGTTGTAACTAAGCATCTCCGCTTCCTGGCGGAGTGCTAGTTACAATAATAAATAATATACAAGTGCATATCCTCAGCATGACGTCGGTCACGCCTCTGACCAGGGCTTTTTCAAGATCCTTATGCGTGTCGTTATAGGTTCACCCTCTCGAACACACGTACGATTCCATTTAATTTGAGCAAATAACTCGACAAGTCCTATGGATAACTCTGGGGACGCTGTGGATAACTTTATTTTGCTTTTATTTTCTTACAAACCGAACAAGTAGTAGACTGGTGTGACCGATGTCACCTTGACAACGATAGTACGAATGTGGTAAGGGGGATTGGATATGGCCCTTCACGATTGGGAACAGACACGAGAAAGATTGTTCAAAGTCTTAGCAGAAAAAGGTAGAGATGAAGCGTGGCTAAGTAAAAACATCTTGTTGCCTGGTGAGACTACTGAAGACTTGAAAGCCTTACTTCGTGAAGCTAGAGACGACGGCAAGATAAACAAACACTACGCGTATTGGCATCTTGTTACTGAAGAGAGTCAGGCCCGAAGATATAAGGAACCCAAAGAGACAGCCGCAGATCCATTTTTGTGGGCGTTTTGGCACCCTAATAATGATGCGTTCAGAGGCTACGTATTGCGTGCATTAACTAGAGAAGATGGTGCAGTCTTCAAAGCTTTAAGTCAATTGCTTCTACGCGAACGCCGGCCTAGAGTTGGTGAAAGACCTATTGGTTCTATTACAGAAAAGGAGTTGAATCACAACAATGAAATTATAGCCAGAATCCAAGGCTATATTGATATTGCAAGGGAACAAAGTAAAGATAAGTAGGGCGGACATTCACTAGGAGATTATTTGTTTTGAAGTTGCTATATATGCCACTACTTCTGCTCGCAAGTTGTGTACCAAACGAGTGTGCGCCAGTCGCAAATAC